ACCATGTTGTAACTAAATCTACGTTATCTTTACTAGGAGTTCTATTAGAACTTGTCCTAATAAATTTAACTGCATTAGCTTTAATATTACCAATACGCCTAGTGGTCCGCTGGTCTTCTGCGGAATAATAACCTCGTTCTCCTTTACCAGCACTTGGTTGATTTGTGAGAAAAACAAATACTTCAGCAGTGTTCGTAGTACCAGCAGTATTCGTAACTTGGCAACGAAACAGACTTCCAATATCACTTGTACCGAGAGTTCCAGTTGTATAGGAACTTGTGGTTCCTCCTGTACCAGTACTAACATTTGCCCATGTACCAGCAGTATTAACTTGCCATTGATAGCTTGTAGCACCAGTAGCAGTTACTGAAAAGGTAGCCGTCGCTCCACTAGCAACAGTTTGCTGTACGGGTTGTACAGTAATGACTGGAGGAGAAGGCTCTGAGAAAACTACTAGAACACCGTTGTTATGGTCAAAACCAGCATTACCAAAGTTACCAGTAACACTACCATCAGAAGTAACTGCTTTGTACTGTACTCGTCCAATATGAACGGTAGTTCCAAAAGTGCCAAAGCTGGTATAACCAGAACCGGCTGTTGGTGTTCCACCCTGTACGTCAATACAGGTCATGAACGCAAACGCTGGAGCAACTACGCTAGTTACTGTGCAAGTAGTTGTGGGATTACTACCAGTGTCTGTTTGTGCTTGAGCACCAAAGTAACTAGATACTCCAGTAATTTCCCATGCAAAGATTTCTCTGTTTGCATCAGAAGCACCGAAGGTGGCTAGTAGATCAAGAGTACCAGAACCTGTAATGCTACAGGTATAGGTCTTTGTTGTTTCAAGAGTAGCGGCTTCAGTTACCGAGGTCTGCTCAGTAATGGTGCCAATTGTTGCTGTACCAGCGTTCTTTGTAACTGTACAAGTAACTGCCGTATCGGAGTTAGTCTGGATAACTAGAAAGTTACCCGACGTTACGGTAGCGGAACCTGTGGCTAGCGTTGTTCCTGCTGCTCCATTCTCCGCTCCCCATTGTTGAACGATGGAGCCAGCCATTTAATTACCCCTGTGTTTCTGTATATGTTCCTGAAACAACTGTTGCAGTAGTGGTGTTTGGCACAAACACAAGCCAAGGAACTGTACCGTTGTAGATACGAGTACCTAGCCCAGTTAAGGAATCCATTGATGCAGGAATAAGTGCCTGAGTAGTAATAGAACCTAACACACGATAAGCAACAAGGTTAATAGTACCTGAGGTCCATGTAGCACTTAGAGTCAGTGATTGTACTGACCGAACTCCAGTATCTCCAGCCGCTAGACCAATAAAATACGTAGCACCAATTGCGCTAGATGCTACGGTGGCGATGATGTTTGTTGCAGTTTTACCTGCCGTGCCTGCTTGATTAGTATAACTAATCGTAATAGTGGGAGTACCTGCACCAGTTGCAGCAGATACTTCTACAGCAAGCATCACTCCTAATCCAGTTGTAGCTGGGGTATCATCAGTTCCACTCGTAGGACATCTAGATGGCCAAGTAGGAGTAGTTGAGTTCTGAGCAGCAGTGGAAGTAATTGTGTAACCACCATTGTGCCATAGGCGATCTAACACAAGCAGTTGTCCTGCCTGTGTAGTCATTGCATCTAGATATGCTAAATAACTATTACCAGAAGCTGGGTCATAGTGAGGAATAGCCCCGTTAGGAATAGTGGAACTAGACGACAGCACTACGCCATTAAGTGTAGTGTCAAAAGAACCAGCACCAGGAGCACCTGCCAATGACCATAGTGAAGCGGGCCTGCCCGCCACAAGAGTGGCTGTCACAGACTTTGCAAAACGCATTGGTGGACGAAGACCTGCAAAGACTCCATCCAGTGTAGTAATAGCCATTTTATGGGTTACCCTCAGTAATCACAAAACTAGAACAAGATACAGGTTGTGTTGCTACAATGGAAGTAGTCGTCATGTTCATATCTGAACCAGATGTACTGATTGAGAAGTCAATAACGAATGTACCACCAGATGTAGTCACACGACCCCAGGTAGCAGTACCAGTGGCATCTGCACTTGAGTCTTGTGTAATAGCATTAAACGTAAGTACGCCAGCAGCCGCAGCCGGCGCTGCGGTAGCACTAAGAGCAAGCTGTGCGAGTAGTGTAGTTGCGGTACCACCAGAAGCTGGACGAGTACCATCATAGATACGCAGTAGGCCAGAAGCACCAATAGCACTGGTGATCTGATCCAGCATACCATTACGGACTGTAGTTGAATATGCGAGTGCCATACTTACCTCTTGTAATCTGGCATTTTCTCAACAATTAGCTTTTCAGCCAATGCTTGAGCTTGTGCCTTTGTGGGAGCAGCCACCGAATGATAAGTGCGATGATCGTGTCCATTGTAACCAATAAAACGAACTTCAGCTACCCAATCACCCTCAGGTTGTTCAAATAGATGGATTTCCCAGTACACAATATACTTGGATTTGGGATAATCAATCACTAGAAGACCAGCGTCCTTAGGAACTACTGGAGCAGCCTTTACAGCTTTTTCAACTGGCTTTTCTTTTCTCCAGAAATTATACCAAGCCATAATTAACTCCGATCACCAAGTACATAAATATAACTAAGCTGGACGCCTACAGCAGTGGCACCAGTAAGGTTTGTGTTGAGTGCTTCTCCAATAGCGGTTTGCATCCAACCATGTTCATTGAATGGTAGTACTAAACCACCATTGATACCAAGAGCAAACGTAGCAGAAATATCTGTGGTGTTTGATTGGAATTTGACGTTATTAGCGGTACCACCATTTACCAGTGCCATACCTAAAACGCGAATAGCCGCTCCTGCAACAGCAGCAACGGCGACAGTATTACCAATAGCAGTGGGGTTTGAAAACCCAGTAACGTGCGCCGTGCGAAGGGGCGCTGTACGAACTACATGTGATCCCATTGTATCTCCCTAAAGAGGTAAAAGAAAGGCCCCCGGGAAGAGGGCCCTTCAAGATTAGTCGTCTACACCTTCTTGACCACCAGGCATAAAGTACTCAATTGCTACATAACCAGTACCACCAGCGGTAGAAGTACCGACAGCATAAGTACCAATTAAAAGCTGATCTTGCGTCAGTTTTGTAAATACGCCAGTACCCGTGGCAGCACCAGGGTTTTGTAGGCCTGTACCAGCAGTGGTAAGGCTATAAGCGTTTAGAATTGAAGTAGTTGCACCTGACCAGCCAAGGTTATAAGATGCGTTACCAGTGACAGCCACAGCGTCTTGGTAGACGTGTACGCCACAAATAACAGCATCTTTTGGAATAGTCATCTTAGCGGTCGAACTGTCTGCACGATTAATTTTCATAATCTTGCAGATTAGATCACGACCCTTTGGATAACTTAGTCCTACTTGAGCAGCAGTAAAAGTTGCCATAATTAAATTTCCTTTAGGTAATTGATTGCAGTAATAAGAGTATCAATATTGTCTTCAAAAAGGCCTAGCCCGCGGTTACACTTCATACAAAGTAAACCGCGAACTTTACCAGTTTTATGGCAATGATCGACAGCAAGAGCAAAAGGAAGACCAGATCTAGGATCTATTTTAGTTTCTCTTTGTTTACACAAAGCACAAACTTCTCCTTGTGCTTCAAGTAAAGAATAATAAAACTCTAAAGAAATATTAAACTTTTTCTTGAGATCAATTTGCTTCATTTTTTGAGGGTTCTTTTTACGATATTCCCTCATATAATCAGCAAATTTTTCCTTGCTATCTCTTACTGTCATCAGGCACCTGGGCTTCCGTAGATGGCACGGGGATCAGTCCAGCCGAAGCTGTAGCGAGCACGGGCCTTGTACTTGGCGTTCTCTGTATCGAAGTCTTCGTCCATAGTGAACTCGTCACCATTACGCTCAAAGTACTTCAGACCATTCTGAACGTCAGTGCGTAGGAACCAGGCATCGGGGTCAACCAGATAATGGTTAACAACGACTTCTGGAATCATACCCATTGTCTTCAGGGCGTTAGGATCGTTTAGGTCAGTACCAGTACGACCATCAGCCTTCAGGATACGAGTTGCCTCGAACATGAGTTCCTTGGGGATGATGAGGGTCTTGGGACGAACAGCGATCTTTAGACCACGGTCATTGGTGAAACCAGCGATATCAATAACAGCTTGTTCCAGGCTAGCTTCTGAGAGGTCAACAGCAGCAGCAACACCGTTGGTGAATGTACCACCAGCAATGTTGGGGTGGGAGGCAGAACCACCACCACCGGCTGAAGCAATTAGAGTAGCACCATCACCAC